AAGGTAAAAAGCAGTCGGACGGTCGGCTGCTTAAAACCGCTAAGCCTACGGAAGAGTTTTGGGCGCTTTGGAGAGTTAAAAAAAGGGCTCTCAAAAAAGCCGGTTACGCAGTTAGCAAGATTGACGACGCCTGGCTAGTTACACAAACGGTTGATGACAACGCTGCAATTGAGCAGTCAGCGGCCACTACCTCAGACATGGAAATACCTGTGCCAGACGGCTTAGCTTACCTTCCGTTTCAAAAAGCGGGCATAGCTTATGCGTGTGAGCGTAAAAATACGCTTATCGGCGATGACATGGGCTTGGGCAAAACCATCCAGGCAATTGGCATAATTAATGTAGTAACTCCAAAAACGGTGTTAGTTATTTGCCCAGCGTCTTTAAAGCTTAACTGGAAAAGCGAAATGAAAAAGTGGTTGGTTGCTGAGCGCACCATTGATGTTATTAATGGGGGTGGTGACCAGATACCGGCTAACCCTGACGTGGTTATTATCAATTATGATGTGCTTACAAAGCACGCCAAGGCGCTACAATCTAGGACCTGGGGAATGGTTATTATGGATGAGGTCCACAAGATCAAAAACCCTAAAGCCAAGCGCACAATTATGGCAGTTAGCATCAAGGCGCACCGCAAAGTGTTGCTCACAGGGACCCCAATAACCAACAGGCCAATTGAGTTACAGCCAATAGCTGGCTACTTAGACCACGATAGTTTTGGCAATTTTTTCTATTTTGCTAAAAAATATGCCGGTGCTTACAAGGGCAAATTTGGCTGGGACTTTAGCGGATCTTCTAATCTAGATGAGCTGCAAAGAAGATTGCGCCAGGCTTTTATGATCCGCAGAAAAAAAGATGAGGTATTAAAAGACCTTCCAGCAAAAGTGCGCCAGGTAATAGTTTTACCCAATAAGTCTTACAGCGAAGAGCTAACCAAGGAGTTTGAAGCACTGTCTGACGCCGTAGAAGAAACCAGCTTTGAAGAAGTGTCGTTTGAAAAAATGTCTGGAGTTAGGCATGAAATGGCTTTGGCAAAAGTTAATGACATTGTTGACCACCTTACTGACCTGGAACATCAGGTAGTTGTTATGGCGCATCATAAAGACGTAGTAGAGGGCATAAAAGAAGGGTTAGAAGCAGTTGGCAGGTCCGTTGTTACTTTGACTGGCGACTGTAATCAAAAGCATCGACAAAGCTCTATAGACACCTTTCAGGACGGCAAAGCCGATGTCTTTATAGGCACAATCGGAGCTGCGGGCGTTGGAATCACGTTGACTAAATCAAGCCATGTGGTTTTTGCAGAGCTAGATTGGGTGCCTGGTAATATGAGCCAGGCGGAAGATCGCTGCCACAGGATTGGCCAAGAAGATTCAGTGTTAGTACAACACCTAGTTGTTGACGGATCTATTGACGCCAGAATGGCCGAGGCTTTGGTTAAAAAACAAAAGGTTTTAGACAAGGCTTTAGATAACGTACAAATGCTAGATCAAAGCATATCTATTAACGATTTAGCGGTTGGCGTTAAAGAAGTAGAAAAGATCTTTCACAATAAAAAATTGAAGTGCTTCAATGACGAGATAGTTGATGCCATGAAAGCCTGTGCAAGTTTCTTGACAGCAAAATGTGATGGCGCCAAAGATCTTGATGGGCAGGGCTACAACGGCCTGGACAGTCGTTTTGGCAAGTCAATTTCTGAGCAATTAATCTGGACCCCAGCAGTACAGCACGCGGCCAAAAAAATGTTAAGAAAATACAGAGAACAATTGCATCGAGGCGGGTTGTCTGTAGAATATAAGTCTATCTACTAATCCACTTGGTAGAAGACTACTAATCCCCTAGTAGAAGAGCTAAAGATAAGGGACCTTCGGGTCCCTTTTTTTGTTCACCACTTTTTTTTTAGTTTAATGTTTTTGATGCTATACTCGTAAACGGGACTAGGATTATTAAACAGTCTATCGACCGGCCTAGCGGACATTTGCCAAGACGATAGATCAATTCTCTTAGGAGGGAATTATGGCTAACACAACATTTAATGGACCGGTTAGGTCCGAAAACGGCTTTGAGCAAATTTCTATTGCGGCCAAAACAGGCACGGTTACCACAAATCTAGATGTGGACACCAGCGGTAACTTAGTTACTACTGGGTATGTAAGTGCTTACTCGAATATCAGCAGCATTACAGATGCTACCAAATCAGTAGAATCCACTGATTCAGGTGCTGTTTATACCCTTAACAGGGCAGCAGGTATTGTGGTAACACTACCAACTGCTGTGGCTGGGCTTAACTATACATTTATAGTAGGCACAACCTTTACAGGTGCAGGACAAATTAATACAGACAATTCCAGTGATTTATTCTCTGGTTTTGCTCATATTTTTGACCCAGCAACTGCAACAGACATGAATACATTTATTCCTGATGCCAGTGATGACGACACCATTGATTTGGGAACGGCAGGGCAAGGTTGGCTTGTAGGCGGAATTATTCGCCTAGTGGCGACCAGCGCAGCAGTCTGGCATTGCGAAGCCTTTCTTCATGGCGACGGTACACTAGCTACTCCATTTGAGTAAGGAGTAAATTATGGGAACTAGACTAACTGGCTCAGACGTAAAGGCGGTTAATATAACCGCCGATACGGTGGCTTTGGATGCCGATGGGATATCAGTAGCAGCAGCCGTTGGAAATAACGCAGCGCTTACAATAGGCGGGGCCTTAGCAAGCGGCGGGTCGGTAACTCTATCGCACGGTAGAATAGTTACAATTCTTTCTGCTGGCGATGATTCTGCAATATCATTCACTGTGGTTGGCACTGACGTTGACGGCGATGCCCAAACAGAGTCAATAACAGGAGCAAATGCAGGTACAGCGACTGGTGCAGTTTATTTTTTAACTGTCACGTCAATTACAGCTGTGGGTGACCCAGCTGGTAACGTCTCTGCTGGCGTGAACGCTTCCGCAGCAGATGTCATCTGGGCGGGTAGGGCTAGATTCCAGGGTATTAATCTTGTATGCACAGGAACGGCTGGAGTGTTAGATTTTCTAACAACAAGCCCGACCGGCACATCTATATACAAAGTTGGTACTGTGGCTTCAGCTACTACTACTAGAGATCTGACAATACCAGACGCAGGGATGATTTTTGCGTCAGGGATATATGTGCAGTACACGGTTTCTACGTTTAATACGTTAACGGTATTTAGGGCTTAAAATAAACTATGGCAACTATTAAAGATGCCAATAGGACCAAAAGTGGGAAGCTCGCTTATAGGGGTGGGTTTTTCGCTGGTCTTGTAAAAACCGGAAGATAATATGACCACACCTAGACGAGATTTTAGAAGGCCACCACCAGGACGATTTGGTGGGATTGGCGGTTTGTTTGGCGGTATGGGTGGCGGTATGGGTGGCTATAATCCTTTTATGGGAGGCGGTTTTAACCCTTATCAACAACAACGAAATCCTTTTATGGGTGGTGGCATGGGTGGCTTTAACCCTTACCAACAACGTATGCCATTTATGGGCGGTGGGTTTAACCCTTATCAACAACAACGAAATCCTTTTATGGGTGGTGGCTTTAACCCTTATCAACAACAACGAAATCCTTTTATGGGTGGCGGCATGGGCGGTTTTAACCCTTACCAGCAACAGCGTATGCCTTTTATGGGCGGCGGTTTTAACCCTTACCAGCAACAACGAATGCCATTTATGGGAGGCGGGTTTAACCCTTACCAACAACGAATGCCATTTATGGGAGGCGGCTTTAACCCTTATATGGGTGGCGGCTTTAACCCTTACCAACAACAACAGGACCCACAAGCACCACCGTCTATATCTGACCTTTATGGTGGTTTAGATGAAGAACAAAAAAATGCCTTTTTACAACAATACGGACTAGGAGCACTACCAACAGCTCCAGATGAAGAGCCTATAACGGGCCAAGAACCAGATCTTGGCGGTGGCACTGACGGATCACTTCGCTTTGAGCAAAACGGAGGACAGCCTCCTTCTTTTGGGGATCCTTGGACAGACCCTAATCATCCACTGTACGGAACAATTGATCCTGTACCACCAGAATATATCCCTGGTGATTCAGGCCTTGGGGAACCCGACGGCCTGACAATGGGCACTATGGGCGGTCCTGGTTATGGCGAATACCCGCTAGGCACTGCTGGACCAAGAGTTGATCCAGGTGACCCAAATTATATTCCGCCACCATCTGATGGCGGTGGCTTTAGCCCTCAATTTCCACCAATGGAACCACCACCAATGGAACCACCAATAAGGGGTGGAAGAGGTGGAGGAAGAGGTGGCGGAAGAGGAAGACCTCCAAGGGGAATACCCTCTATGCCAGGCATAGGACCGGATGGAAAACCTATTTTTGGACCAGGACATCCATTATTTGATCCGAAGAGAGAGGATAGAGGCTCTGCACCACCAGCTACTGCACCGGTGATGCCCACACCACCCCAATTTGATTTAGGTAGTTATAAAGACGACATTATGAATATGGTAAGAGATAATTTTGCCATTCCCCAATTTGATCCTAGCCAGTTACAAGGCAGGTTGGCAGAGTTAGAAGGAAGAAACATTCCCCAATTTGACCCTAGCCAGTTACAAGAACAAATAGGTGGCTTACAACAACAAATAGGGAATATACCTCAGTTTGACCCCAGCCAGTTACAACAACAAATAGGAAATATACCTCAGTTTGACCCC